CTACGACTAGCGCGGTGGCCCAATCTAGGCTGCCGCTGATTGTGTTCCATTGCTCTGCAATTGCGACATCTTGCCATTGCATGGCTTGCAATGAAAATGCCAATGGGGAAAGAATAGCCGTGACCGAAACGCTGTTGTAAGCGGCACGCCATGTCCATCCTTCGACAAAACCAAGATAGGTGCCGGATGCCATGTTCAGCGGCAAATCTGTGATGCGCAATGGCAAGCCCATGAAAATGTTGATCAAGGCATCGCGGTCAGCATCATCAATTTCGGGATTGGTTAGCTCAAATGTGATCTGGTTAAAATTGGCTTGAGGATAGGCTCTGAGTGTTAGGTAAAAAGCAGCTTGATCCCCGGCATCGCTGGCATTTTCAATCGTGGTTGTAATAATTTGGGCTAACTTGCCATACAACCCAATCGAGGTTGCATCAGAATCCACAACCTCATTGGCTGAATTGTTGCCGTATTTGATGACAATTTCGTTTCGGATGTCACCAGCTCTTGTTTGGATCGAAAGCGAATTGGCCAAAGCCTGTGCAGCTGAGAGATCGGTGTATCCGTTGGCCGCCAAATAAATTGATCGATGTGTGCTGTCAGCATATGAAATTTGCCCCAATGCGTTTTCGTAAATGTAACCCAATCCGGATGTTGCTAAAGCTGAAACTAATGAATACACATTGATCGTTGATGAACCGCGATTGGCCAGCTCATAATTGCCTGGTGTATCAATCTCACCCAATCCCGTGTTTTGGGCATCTTCCCATTGCTCTGTTGGATCATAGGTTGCCCATTGCAAAGCTGCCGGCACTTCGTTCCATGAGTTAATCAACAGATCAGTCAGAATTGTGAGAATCTGATCCCCATCAAAATCTTTAGCCAACACACCTTCGGTTAATGCTTTTGGCAATCGTGACAAGGCCCCCAAGGCTATGATTTTTACCGATTGATTGATGCCTACAACACCAGATGCAGCAATTCCAATGTCCAATTCTACAACTGTGCCGCCAAAAATTGGCACAAATGTAGCTGTGGAATCTTGCAATTCAATAGTGACGGCATCATTGATTTCAATATCAACAATTGATTGATCAAGATTAATCAGTTCTAAATTAACATAGCCGGCATTGGCTTGCTCATAAATGTTTGTGCGGCCTGTTGTGATGGTGAGGTTAGCCAAAGCATAATTTGTGAATGTTGTGCCACCAATAATCACACGCCAAACAGGATTAAAAACACTCATGCTGTCACAAAATTCGTCGCGCCGTTTGTTCCGCGATAATAAGAGTTGTTGAGCGTATCGACTAGCACCCGCGCTGTGCCTTCCGGATCAGTCGTAATTCCGTTAAAATTCACAGTCACATTTGGTTTGTTAGATGCCGCCAAAATGCCAGCAAGCGTGTTTGTATTGACGCCAGATGTGCCAAAAGCAAATGGTTGATTGGAAGCTGCCATGACCCCGGCCAAAGTTGTTGTGCCGCTGGTGAAATTATCAAAAGCTCCAGCAACATCATCCACAACCTTTTTGGTGTCTTTTGCAATCTTTGTTACCGCGCCGCCTAGTGATCCGCCCGTTGAGCCGCCACCAGTCGTGCCACCAGTTCCCCCGGTCAATCCGCCTCCCGTTGCGCCACCACCGGTTGATGATGCTCCACCAGATGTGAATCCAGTCGGCAATGATGCAGCTGGCACCGAAATGCCTCCGGTAGAGCTTGATCCGCTAGATGTTCCAATTTTTGAAATTGGTGAAATGTCTGCGCCCGGCTTGATTAGGTTAAAACCACGGATCGCAACATTGACAAGATCAATTGCTGTGTTGATCAATCCTCGTAAAGCTCCAACAACATTTGCCATAATGTTGAGCACAACGCTTGCTACATCGCCAACCACGCTGAAAGCTTTGCCAATAACATTGCCAATGATTGGAGCGGCAGCTTTGATGACATCAAAAAAGGCTTGAAATTCATCTTTGTTTTCAATAACAGTTTTTTTGATTTTGTCGAAAGCTGATCGGAAACCTTCAAAAATGGGTTGCACAAAACCTTTGATGCCATCAGCCAATGAGGTCAATGTGCCATCCATTCCACCGGATTTTTTGCCAAAAGCATCAGCAACTTGTTGCACAATTGGGATGACCTTTTCTGAAAAGAAATTGGCCAATTGTAAAACTACCGGCAAAAGTGCCTGACCAATCGTAGTTTTTGCATTTTCTAATTGAGCTGTGAGGATTCGTGTTTTGTTGGCTAGACCATCGCTGGTGCGCTCAAAATCACCTTGTGCAGCTGATGTTTGCTTGTAAATTAAAGCTTGAGCTGCCAATACTTTTTGCTGTGGTGTCAATGCATTTTTGGTTGTGCTGATGATTCCTAATTCCAAAGCGGCTTGGCGCAATGAGGCATCATCCAACAAAACTCCATATTGTCGCAATGGTTCAGCTTCGCCACGCAATGCCGATCCAATGGCGTTGATTGCTTGCTCTGGTGATGTGTTGTTGAAAGATGCCAAATCTGATGACAATTTTACAAAGTCAATTGAGAATTTGCTTAGATTCTCACCACTTAAACCGGCTGATTTTCCAAATGTGGCAAATGTAGCTGCGGCATCCAATGCCTGTTGCTTTGTCTGGCCTAGAGATGCAGCTGCGCCATCTGCAAATTTTTCAATGTCTTTGGCAGATTTACCAAATAAAACATTGACCTTCGAGATTGTTTCGCCCAAATCGCTGGCAGCCTTAACGGCATCCACACCAATTTTGATCGCCATGGCACCAGCTGCGGCAGCTACGGCAGCAAAAGCCACCGCCGCTTTCTTGCTAAAATCACCAATTTTGCCGGCAAAACCATCGACATCTTTTGAGCCTACATTGAGGCTTTGCTTGAGTTTATCTACATCAGCCAGAATCGAAAGCTTGAGTGTTCTTGATTGACCGGCCATCACCACTCCTTCAAAATCTTAGTAAATGCATTTTCCCATTGAGAGATGATGTGAGGCTGCTCGGCGCGCAATGTTGGATAGATAAAATATCCGAATGATCCAATGCCGCCGGGAGCTTTGCCAGACCAAATTGGAAATTGCCTGAATTTCTGTGAGCCGAATTCGTAACCACCCCAAAGCTGCTGTGTCGTGCCGCCGCCGCTAAATTTTTGAGATACAAAGCCGTAGCTGATCTCACCAATCTTTGATGACTTGCTAACGCGCGATCCTTGAGCAATGCGAATTGCCGCCTTATTTGGGCGGCCACCAGCCGCGGCTGTGACTTTGGATTGCAAATAAGTGGCCAATCCATTTGAAACGCCTTTGGCCTCAGAAACAGCTTGTTCATCCATGGCTTTAAAAGCTTTGATGATGCCGCGCAAATCACTCTTGTCATAAGTGATTGGTTCAGTTGCCATCTCGTGTCCTTAGAATCTCAAAAGCGGTTAAAACATCTTCTGGTGTTTGAAACTCTGATCGTGACAATCCGGTATGGATAGCCAATTCCCAAATGATCCGGTTTAAACTTCCCGGCTCGTAGCTTTTGGGTTTTCGGATTCTCCCATGCTGATGTCAGTCACAGTTTCGCACCACACTTCAAAAGGCTTCACAGTCTTTCCGGCTGCTTCGCGCTTCATCGCGTGATAAGCCAAAAACATCAAATCAGCAATGCCCAATTTCTCGGCTACTTGTTGAATTGTGTTTCCGCTTTGGCGTTCCCATTTCATCCACTCCGGTGGAAGCGCGGTATAGGTTGCGCTTTCCCCCGTAGTGAATTCAATTGTGATTGGTAATTTCATGCTCCCGATCTCCTTTGTTTATAGCGTTGGTGTTGTTACACAGGTAAAGGATAGTGAAACAGTTTGTGCATCTGGTGCGGTGCCTCCGGCTGATGGGAAAATTGGCTGCACATCAAAATTGAACACCGATCCTGATGCAGCTGTGAAAACAACCGCCAATGGTGTGTTTGGTGCTGTGTCTGCCGCTGTCCAAAGCGCGTTGCATAGCGATCCTCCAGCTGGCCAATCTGCCAACATTTCAACGGCAAATGTGCCTTGAGTATCGGTTGTGTAATAAGCCTTGCCATCGAGTG